TACATCCCGCATAGCTAATGACATGGGCGATATGCAAAATTATTTTCAGGTTAGCCCAAAAGAACTTGGATTTACTCGTAGCCGTACACCCTATAGCGTAGAACAAACTTGGTATTTTTTATCTCCTGAAAAAAAAGCTGAAATATTAGATAAAGCCAAAAGAGTTGGGTATGAAAATTTAGATGATTATTCAGGCAATTTTGTAACCCACCAAGCTGGCACAAAAGGTATGCCAATTAGTGAAGATACATGGGAATATTATTTAAAGCGTGAATCTCAAGGTAACCCATTGACTGCATTAAGAAAAATTTGGGCAGAATCGGGTAATTTAGGCCCATATGACCAAAGCAAATTAGCTGATATATACAAATTGGCTGGTTATCCTTACCAAATTAGCCAATCCAATGCACCTTGGTCATCCGCTCAAGGCGTATTGTTGGGTAAAGCTAGGATTACAAACCCTTTAGTCAGCACCAATACGGATGAATTACAAACCAAAGTTATTCCTGCTTTGGAAGAAGTTTTTAAAAATGACCGCACAAGAGTAAAAACTGGTGGCGCAGATCAATGGGATAAAAACACCCGATATACACCAAAACAATGGTTAGAACAATTAAAACAAGATACCGACAAAGGTGAAAACTCTTATGTTTGGACATCAATTCCTGACAAAGTTACCAAACAGTTAGAAAAACTAGGGTATAACGGCATTATTGATACTGGCGGCAAAGGGGGTGGCATAGGGCATGAGGTGGTTATTCCATTTAAACCCGAACAATTACGCTCAAAGTTTGCCGCATTTGATCCTATGAAAGTAAACAAACCTGATCTATTGGCTGGTTCTATAGCTATTCCAATGGTAGCCGATGAAGATAGTAGACGGGATATGTTAGAGAAATTGTTTAATAATCAAAAATAGCCTACAATTAACTTATCTTAATCAACTACTTGGGTAAGGTATGAGTTCTACAGTAGATAAACCTAGAAAAAAGACAGGCGGGCGTGTTGCAGGTGTGCCTAATAAGTCAACAGCCCTCGCTAGAGAGGCGATTGCACGGTTCGTGGATGGTAACAGCCACAAGCTTCAAGAATGGCTTGATGAGATCGCTATGAATGAGAAGCTAGGGCCAAAGGTCGCATTTGATTGCTTCATGCAGGTAGCTGAGTACCATGTACCCAAGCTGGCTAGAACAGAACACACAGGTGATGCAGACCAGCCCGTTAAGGTAGTTCACGAACACAAGTTCCTAGATTGAAAGAAGTAGTAATCAAATATGAGTATCCCTACAAGGCACGGGATGCGTTCATAGACTTTCACAAGCGTGACCAACGCTGGGCTGTACTGGTATGCCATAGACGAGCAGGAAAGACCGTAGCGACCATTGCGGACACAATCCGTAGGGCAGTCATGGAGAAGAAAGAGAACGCCCGTTACGCCTACATAGCACCGTACTACGCACAGGCTAAGAACATTGCATGGGATTACTTACTCAAGTTTGCAGAACCAGCCATAGTCAAGGCTAATCAATCTGAATTATGGATAGAGTTAGTCAATGGGGCTAAGATCAGACTATTTGGCGCAGACAATCCCGATGCCCTACGGGGTCTATACCTTGATGGCGTAGTCTTAGACGAATACGCAGATATGAAACCAAGGCTATGGGGTGAGATTGTTCGCCCATTACTTACAGACCGCCAAGGCTGGGCTACCTTTATCGGTACACCCAAGGGGCATAACGCCTTCTATGACATCTATAACGAAGCCCAAAAGAACCCGAACTGGTATGTCAAAACCCTAAGAGCAGATAAATCAGGGTTGTTGCCTGACGCTGAATTACTGGATGCACAGTCAACAATGTCACCAAATCAGTACGAACAAGAGTTCTTATGTTCATTTGAGGCTTCCATAACTGGGGCTTACTTTGGCGAACAGATGCGTCAAATCACGGATTTAGAGCGCATTACTACGGTGGACTATGACCCTATGTTCCCATGCCATACCGTATGGGACTTGGGCTTTAATGATTCCACGGCTGTGATTTGGTTTCAGGTGGTATACGGTGAAATACGGGTGCTAGACCACCATATGTCTAACGGTCAAGCCATTCCGTACTACCTTGGATTACTAGCGCAGAAAGAGGATGAATACGGGTACAAGTACGGCTATCACTACCTGCCCCATGACGCTAGGGCTAAAACCTTGGCTAGTGGTGGTAAGAGCATAATCGAACAAATTGCGACAAAAATTGACATAAATAAGCTAAAAATTGTTCCAAACCTATCACTTCAGGATGGAATACAAGCTACAAGACTTGCATTAACCCGTGCTTGGTTCGATAATAAGTGTGACGAACTAATTGAATGTTTGCGCCAATACCAAAGGGAGTGGGATGATGATAAGAAAGTATTTAGAGATCGCCCGAAACACGATTGGACATCACACTCTAGCGATGCGATGCGCTATTTATCAATCGTTTGGAAGGATGAAGATAGCCCTATCCTCAAAGATACAAGGGTTAAAGGCGTATCTATCGGGGAAAACGAAGTAACCCTAGACGAATTGTGGAAGCAAACACCTAAATCAACTTACAGGAGAATTTAATATGACAGCCGCTAACGCAACCTTTGCATTACCCTACGAACATGTAGCCGCTTCACAAACAGCCCAAGTATTAGGTACAACAGGGGCGGCAGGTGATTATTTACACCGTTTAGTTATTACTGTATCCGCTACAGCTACTTCTACTGTAAGCGTGTTAGACAATACTACATCTCATGTATTAGTAGCCGCCAATACTGCAATCGGTGTTTATTCCATTGAAATGAATACTTTTTCTAAAAATGGTGCTTGGAAAGTAACTACTGGCGCAGGAGCAGAAGTATTAGCAATGGGTAACTTTACCTAAGGATTAACATGGATCACACCTACGAAGATTGGTATAACACCATAGCAGGGTACGAAAGAGCGTACAAGGAATGGGAAAGCAGAACTGACCGCATCATCAAGCGGTATCGTGATGACAGCCGTACTAGGAATAACCCTAACGCCCGCTTTAATATCCTTTGGTCAAATGTACAGACCATTACCCCAGCTATCTTTGCCCGTCTACCAAGACCCGATGTAAGCCGTAGGTTCAGAGATAACGATCCAGTAGCACGGGTAGCGTCAATGATGCTTGAACGGGCATTGGACTACGAGATTACCCATTACGGTGACTACAAGTCTGCTATGAGTCAGTCGGTCTTAGACCGTTTACTTGGTGGGCGTGGTACATCGTGGGTACGCTACGAACCGCATATTGCTGGTAAAGAGGCTGGCATACCCGAAGATGGGCTACAAGTAACCGAGGATACAGACGAAGCTGAAACCGAAGGTGGTATCTACCGTGAGGATCAAGAGCGCATTGAATACGAATGTGCGCCATGCGACTATGTTTATTGGCGTGACTTCGGTCACACAATTGCCCGCACATGGCAAGAGGTAACTGCTGTATGGCGTAAGGTCTACATGGAACGCCCTGCCTTGGTCGAGCGTTTCGGTGAGGAACTGGGTAACAAGATACCCCTAGACACAAAACCTGAAACTTCTAAAACTTTCAACGAGAAGATGGGTGAGGGCGCATCCGAAGCCGTTATCTATGAGATTTGGGATAAGACATCGGGCGAGGTGCTTTGGCTATCGAAGTCAATGGGTAAAATACTCGATACACGCCCTGACCCGCTAAAGCTTGAGAACTTTTGGCCTTGCCCTAAACCACTGTACGCCACACTGACTACAGACAAGCTAGAGCCGATTCCTGACTTTGTTCTGTACCAAGACCAAGCCAAGCAGTTAGACACGCTGGCTGACCGTATCGATGGTTTCATCAACGCCCTAAAAGTACGGGGTGTCTATGACGCATCCGAACCTAGCCTTGCCCGCCTGTTCTCCGAGGGTGAGAACAATACCCTGATTCCTGTCAAGAACTATGCCGCCTTCAGTGAGAAGGGTGGAATGATGGGGGCTATTAACCTTGTGGATATTGCACCTATCGCCAATGCCTTGCAGATGTCGTATCAGGCAATGGATCAGGTCAAGAACCAAATCTACGAGATTATGGGTATTGCTGACATTCAGCGTGGACAGACAGATCCAAGCGAAACCCTTGGCGCACAGATTATCAAGTCAAACAATGCGGCAGGTCGATTAAAGACCATGCAACACGCTGTCGTAGACTTTGCTACTGAACTCTTGAGCATCAAGGCGCAGATTATCTGCAACCACTTTACCGATGACACCATCGTCAAGATTAGTGGTGCAATGCAACTAAGCCCACAGGATCAGCAATTAATCCCACAAGCTTTAGCCTTATTGCGTAACGAATCCGCTAAGAACTTCCGTGTCGAGGTGACAAGCGACTCGATGATATTCCAAGACGAACAGCAAGAAAAGGCTGACCGTCTAGAGTTCCTATCCGCTATGAGTGGGTTCTTATCACAAGCAGTACCAGCGGCACAAATGACACCTGAGCTTACCCCTATGTTGGTCGAGATGCTGAAATTTGGTGTCACCGCATTTAAGGCTGGTAAAGGCTTAGAGGGCATGATTGACGAAACCGCTGATAAGTTCCGTGAGCAAGCAAAGGCGGCAGAAGGACAACCCAAGCCACCTAGCCCTGAGGTACAGAAACTTCAGATGCAAGCGCAGATGGAACAAACCAAGATGCAAGCCCAAGCACAAGCTAAACAAGCTGAAATGCAGATGCAGTTACAGATGGAACAACAAAAGATGCAGATGCAGATGGAACTTGAAAAGGCTAAACAAGAGTACCAAGCTCAAGAGAACCAGCTTAAATTCCAATTAGAAGAACAGCGCAACACAATGGATCGTGAGATGCAGATGCAATCCGAGCAAGCCAAGATGGAGATGGAACTGAAGGTCGCTCAGATGAAGATGCACACCGAGCGCAATACTCAGGTCTTACTCGCCCACATCAACAACGGGGCTAAGATTGAGGTAGCCCGTATCGGTGCTGATGAATCTAGTGGTGAACAGGCTTACATGACCGAGATGGATATGGCAAAGGCTATGGAGCACCCACTACAGCCAATTGCTGACGCTATTAGCATGAGCAACCAGCAAATGACCTTGGCATTGGGTGACCTAGTAAATACCATTAACGAGAATAACTCCCGACCCAAGCAGGTAGTACGAGGACAAGACGGCAAAATAATCGGGGTACAGTAATGGCTATAACAGTCAAACATAATAAAGTCAGCACAATCCCTGACACAGATGACACAAGTTTAGTTAGACCCTCTGATTGGAATGCTGACCATACTCTAGTTGGGACTATAGATGTAGCTAATGGTGGAACTGGGGCAAGCACCCTGACAGGTTATGTAAAGGGTAACGGCACAAGTGTAATGACGGCTGTTGCAACTGT